CAGGAAAGTGGTGTACCTCGGATCGATAGACACAAAATGCTTGAGATTCTTGGATTGTTGAAGGACGGTCAGATCAATTTGCTAGTTGGAGCTGAGGCACCCACTAAAGCAGAAATGGATGAAGTCTTGAAAGAGTCTGGTGCTGCCATTTCGACTAGCCGATGGATTGATGACGTTTCTGAGCATTTGCAGGGTGACGAAAGTGAACAGGGAACCTCTAAGAATAAAGGGAAGGAACGCATTGAATCATATGCCTCCAGCACAACTGATAGTATTTACGGAGCACTGACTGATTCTACCGAACGTATCGGCAATGTTTTGTATTCTGCTTCCAAGACAGTGAAACGTTCTCGCCGGTTGTCTCAAGATTTCTCTAAACTGCGTGATGATGTTTCTATTTCCGTCGGTTCTGAGAATTCCGGTTCTGTCGGTTCTACACGTACGGTACTGAGTCACAATTCTGATGAGTCTGATGACAGTTATCAAAGTAGCGAACGTCGTAAACATTCTTCCCGTCGTTCTAAGTCACGCAAGCAACGTACAAGACGTGATCGAGGTGTTGATACCTTTTCTGGAATACCTGCACCTCGAGATCTACATAAGTTGAAATGTCACGGTGTGGAGGCTTATAAATTCAAAGTCGATGACGGGACATTGATAATCCCGGATGGTTTTACGTTATATCCGCTAAAACTTGAGAAGGCTTTGTCTGCTAAGGACACTACGAAGATCAGGTACACTAACGGCATGGTGAGCGACGGATATTGCTATCTTCGATTGCTACATGTAAATGATCGTCGGGCCGCTCAAGATACGTTGGGATTTTGTCCTTTATTGTCAGTGTTCTTTTCATATGTCGATGACAACAAACTGAAATTGAAGCCGAAGACGTTTATTTCTCAAGGCAATTTCATACACGTGAACGAGAATGCTGAATCATCGGTGAGTTGTGAAAGAGTTCTCAGGAGAATGGCAGCCAAGAACGCTCATTTTATTGGTGCTAGGATAGAGATGGACGTTGATCATGTGGATCTTGATGTATTGAAAGTTTTACGTGCCGATGTCTTTTTGAGCCTGTTTATACGTCTACTTTCAGTTTGTTTAACTTTGTTTTTGGTTCTTTTGTCCTCCGGATTTATTTCCATTATTTCTTCGGCGTTAGGTGGTTTGGTGTTAGGTTTGAAATTTAGCACGATGACTGTAAATAGAAATGATTTCAATTTTGATCTTGTAGGTTACGAAGCTATTATGGTTATATGTTTGTATTCTATTGTTTTCAGTATCCTTGTTTTTGGCGTTTGGCGCGTTGTTAATTGGTGTGCATGGTCTATTGGAGTCCCGGTTTTTGGATTTATTTCGGACTTATTTGAGATGTCACCATTCTCTTCCAAGATAGAGAATAATGCAGTCAGTTCGCATCCTAGTCGTTGGCCACTTTTTGACTTGAAAAACTTCAGAGGGATGGACATCGGTCAACAACTGACAGTAATGCGCAGAGCGATGACTGTAATGGGTAGTCTTGAAGAATTATTTGCCGAAACATCTTCAAGTATAGTACGTCAGGAAATTCCATTCAATACGTTCACTAGAGAGAGTTTGCAAAAGAGAATTAGATTTCTACTATCATTCTTACATGTTCGTAATGTTATCGAATTCGTTGAACCTGTCACCGGTCGCTATATTGAACCCAAGACTTTAGTACCTGATATGTTGACTAATGCTCAGATCGCCACGATAGAGAAGCACATCGGTTACTCCATAATTGGGACTAAAAGTGCTGTGCAGACACAGCATAAGAGTAATTTTTTAGTTTATGTGGCAGCTATAAATTCAATTTATAAGAACATTCCTGTCGGTTCAGTTGTGATTGACGTTGGCAGTAACATAGCCTTCACTCCGGTTCAAGGGTACATCGCGAACTTTTGCAAAATAACTGCCAAAGACGGCATGCGGTCCGAAGCCGCTACGCGGACTTTGAGAAATAGAGCAATTATGGGCAGTTCTCCTACGATCGATTCTGCCGATTTCTTGTCTTTGACCACTCGTTGCACCACGGTTATTTTTAACTTTGTGCACGATGTTCCTTTCTCAGCTATGATGTTGAAATGTCGCGAATTAGGAGCTAGTAGTGTGTACGTAACCATGGCCGTTACTGGCGGAATGTTGGTATTTGGCAATGCTCAATTGAACGTTGGTCAGCAAAGGTATTCGGTGAAAGGAGAAATGATTAGCTCCCATTTCGATGAGACTAACGAACCGTACATTCACGATAAAGGAAATTATTTTTCTCCTGTACTTTTTGGGGCAGTTAGGCTTCCTGATGGAACTAGCTATTACAGATCGGTTTTTAGGCAATTTGGGAGCGTCATCATATTCAATTATTCTCTCTCATCTGCGGATCTAGGCGCCAACTCTGAGTTGAAGATAGATTCAAAAGATGATGGTCAATTTAGATATGTTGCGGTAGATATTTCGCTTTCACTGAAATTGGAGCTGCGAGGTCGATTGATAAGAATTTCTGAGGACTTAGTCACCTCAATACATCAAACCGACAGCCATACTAAAGATGGCACTTCTTTCGATGAACGCGTAGATAGAGTTGCTAGACATGTCGCCATGGGTTTTATTTACGGTGGTAACAAAATGTCCGATGCGATTGATGCCGAGACGCCGATTATAGAGGATATGATGCAAGTAGTGAGAGTTCTACTGGGACAGAAACTAAACTTACCATTCATGATCCACGTCTCTCGGTTTGAAGGTTCTTTGTCACGCAAACTGCTACATCTGTTGATTGGTAAATTACCTCTTGTATCAAACTCCAACATTTATAAGTTGTTCGTTGTGAAACCTAGATCTATTCTCATGCTGTCCGAAACTCTTGATCTATCTAATGTGAAGCTGGTGCATGTTGATGAAAATGCACGAAGGTCTTTGATAAATGAATGGTACAAATCCCGTGTCATTATGTCATCAATAGATCATAGTTACTTCG